TCCTTGATATATAAGAACAGATGCGTACCACCTGCTTTTATTAAAGGGGGATTTTACTCCCCCATTTAATTTTTTTAAGCTTCTTTTGTGCCTTCTGTTGACTGAGCTCCGCTCTTTTCTACTTCCAACTTTACTACTTTAGTTTCTGCCTTTGCTTTACTTGCTTTTGCATCCCTTTTCGCTTGTACACTTCCGCTTACTTTATCCATAGCTTCACTTGCTATTTCCCACCTGTCCGTTCTAATATTATACGCACTTATTACACCATCTTTACGTTCCGTAAATATACTTGGCGCTCCATCTGTAATTGGTTCTTTATTACTTACTATTCTTTCGATCTTCAGCTCTATTGGTTCACCCTCTACACATTCAACACTTTTCAGTTGACTTTTTACTGCTTTTTTATATTTATATCCCATTTTCTTATAGATTTGGTATTACTTTCGCACTCATTTTTCTACGTGCTGTAATTTTGTTACTAATTTGTACCCAGAAATTCTGGCTATCTAGACTTGTCTGTGCAAATATGTTGTTATACTTACTTGGATCTACATACGTTGTTAAATCTTGTATTCCCGTTAGTCCCTTCTCATATCTTCTGTTTAATGTCATAAACATTTCTTGATTAGCTTCTGCGAAGTTTCCTCTTGTCTGATTTACATTTGTCATATAATTTATCCATGCTGGTTGTTTTCCTGCTGTATTATATGTCACTACTCCTGCCGTTGTTGCTGTTGTATCAAACCATGCCATCTGATCTGTTATTAAGTCCTGATACCCTATTTCATCTAATGCAGGTTTATGCAAGTCATTCATCGTTTTCAGATTTGTATCCCATTTGTTTCCTTGACTATAATCTATTCTTGGTGTCAAGCTCACGAGTCCGATTATATAACTCGGCTCATCTACTTTAATTTTCACTTTTCCACCTTTGTTTTTACCTGTCAATCTTCCTCTTCCTGCTAACGTTCCTAACGGTTGCTCTTCTCCACCTACTTCTGTATCTGCTACACTAACCACTTCTTCGAATCCTAATTCTTTTATTAGACTACCCATATACATAGGGTTTTCACAGCTTTTACTTCTTTCATGCGTATATACCGCATCTAACCAATCATCATAACTTCCTCCGCTTATTGCGATTCTATTCAGCATATTATATACTTTATTCGCTAAGTTTAACGAGTCAATCGTAAACTCATTTCCTGCTGTACTTACTGCTGTTACTTCGTTGATCCCGTTTGTTCCGTCTATCCATTCTGTACTAATCCAATTATTAAACAAATCACTTTGATATGTTTTAATTCCTAGACCTTCTTGACTTGCTATTTTGAAAAAATCTGCGTTTCCACTTTGCATTTCCGATGCGCTATTTCCCAACCATCCCAATCCTAATCCGTATGGTGCTTCACTTTCATTATTTATTTGAAATGCTGTTGTATCTCTTACCGCTTCTAGAATATCCATTCTCATGTCATCTATATTATCTAATGGAAATTCTGTTAATTGCGGTCTTCCTTCTGTAACTTCTGTTGTATTATTTATTGTCTGGTTTACATATTCTATATCTGTTGCCGCTGCTTCTACACTTTGCCAATTTGTACATGTTATTATTATGTTCCCTTCTACATCGCCATCTACTATTACTACACTTTCAAATAACGTTGTTATTGGTACTAATAGACTATCTACTTTTAATTTAATTTCTTCTAAGTCTACCTCTCCATACATTGGCACGTCGTTTGCTTGCCATTTTCCTACTATCACTAATTCAAATCCACTAAATGCCGTTGTATTTACTGCTACTTCTGTATCTAATACGTCAGTTGTTACTCCCATTGATGTTACATTTGCACTAAATGTGTCCCATCCATTTTCCCACTCACTTGCGTGTACCACATAGCCGCGTTCTTCTTGTTTATTAGCATAGTAATTTTTATATATATCCCAATATCCTAGATATGGTATTGCATTAAAAAATCTTCTTTGATAAGCCTGTCCATTTATTCCTCTTCCTAATCCTCTCATATTTAAATATGAGTATATACTACTACTATTTATTTGTTGATTATCTCCTTTTTCTTCGTCGTAGTAACTAAACATTTTTACTTGCGGCAATAATATTTGACTCATATCCATTCCTATATTCAGCATGTTCATATGTAATTTCCCTTGGTATAATCTCACTGGACATTGGAACACGTCCAATTGTACCTTGTAGCTTCCAAACAGTGGACCTACTGTTGGTAACGTCTTTACATCCACGTCTAAGTCGATGTCAAAGGAATCCCCTGGTAGTGCTACCTCACTCATAAACGGTACTAGTGTTCCGCTACTCATACTACTTCTCCAGATATACCCCAAGTCATGCGTACTTCTGCTGTAATTTTTTAGGCTTACTGCCTCTTTGTTTCCCGATCCTAAGCGATCGCCTCCAATTTCTGTTTTCATTTTTTATTTGTTTTTAAGTTATCTTTCATTTCATCTAACAGCATCACTACTTGTATTATCCGATTC